GCAGAGTTCCAAAGGCTTTGCCAAGAGGATTTCGCCTACCGACCTGACATTACTTGCGGTAAGTGTATATATAAACATAGCGTTAAGCTATTTGATAAGTATTTAAAATGAAACTAACAGAAATAAAATCAAACCCTAATAACCCCAGGGTAATTAAAGACCATAAATTCGAGAAGCTAAAAAAGTCTATTAGCGAGTTCCCTAAAATGATGGAGCTTAGACCTATGGTAATAAACGAAGATAATATAGTCTTAGGCGGTAATATGCGTTTAAAGGCGTTAAAAGACTTAGGATATAAAGAAGTACCTGAAGAGTGGGTAAAGCGAGCCAGCGACCTTACAGAGGAGGAAACGAGGCGTTTTATAATTGCGGACAATGTAGGCTTTGGAGAACACGATTGGGAGATGCTTGCTAACGAGTGGAATACTGAAGAGTTAGAGGATTGGGGATTAGAGGGGTTTCCGTTTGAGGAGGTTACAGAATTAGAGGCAGAAGAAGACGACTACACCGAACCCGACAATATACAAGTAGATGTAGTATTAGGCGACCTTATAGAGATAGGAGAGCATAGGTTATTATGTGGGGATAGTACAAACTCAGACCAAGTAGCAAAGCTAATGAATGGACATAAGGCAGATATGGTATTTACAGACCCTCCATATAAAATAGAAACAGAAGGCGGATGTAAAGGAAGTATCGGTCAAGGATTAAAAAAACAAGGAGATAGTATTGAATTTATATCAAACTTTGAACCAACTGAATTTTTACAAGTGCTGCCATTAATATTTCACAAGAATAAACTAAACGCATATATATTTTGCAATAAAGAACTATTGCCAGATTATTTAGTATGGGCAAGAGATAGTGGTTATTCTTTTAATGTTCTTATATGGAAAAAGCCAAATGCTATTCCAATAGGAGATTCACATAGACCAGATATAGAATATTTGCTTTTATTTAGAAAGTCCGCAATATGGAATAATGGACTAAAGGATGTTAATTATTCAAGATGTTTAGAGTTTGGTAGAGAAAGTGGATTACATCCAACAATGAAGCCGATAGAATTAATTGCTAATGAAATGAAGATTAGTTCAAATGAGAATAGCTTAGTATTTGATTTTTTCTTAGGCTCAGGCTCTACAATGGTTGCTTCACACCAACTTAAACGCAAGTGTTACGGAATGGAATTAGACCCTAAGTACTGCCAAGTTATAATAGATAGAATGAGCAAACTTGACCCTTCTTTAGAGGTAAAGATTAACGGAGTAGTTTATAATAAATAACCTTACCAAACCTTACGATATGAAAATAACAGATGAACAATTTTTCGCAGCACTTAGAGAGTCTGCGGGATTATACGCAAGAGCAGCAAGGATTATAGAGAAAGAGTACGGAGTAAGCTATACAAGGCAATCAGTAAAAGAGAGAGCAGAGAAACATCCCGAAATACTTAAGGATATAGAAAGCGAGAATCACGATATAGCCGAGGAGGGTTTGCACTCTTTAATGAGGTCTAAAAATGAGCGTATACGTTTTCAGTCGGTGCAGTTTTACCTAAAGACCAAAGGCAAGGATAGAGGATATATTGAACGCTCAGAAATACACCAAGAGACTACCTACAAGAGCTTAGATATTAATATTATCGATACTGGCGTACCTTTAGCGAGCAGCGAAAAAGATATAGTTGATTAATACGGGTAACCTATATCGAAGCAATTATAACTCTACTGCGGACATCGTAGTTAATCAAGGTGGAACATCATCAGGAAAAACTTACGCTATACTCCAAGTGCTATTTTCAAAAGCAATAGCCGATACTTGCACGATTACGGTAGTAGGTCAAGATATACCTAACTTAAAAGTAGGAGCGTTAAGAGACGCGATAGACATCCACAACGCAGACGAGGCTATCAAGCAGCAAGTAACTTTCTATAATCGCTCAGATAGAGTATTCACTTTTAAGAACGGCTCTATAATCGAGTTCAATTCTTACGACAACGAGCAAGACGCCAAGAGTGGTAAAAGGGACTATCTATTTGTAAATGAGGCTAACGGCATACCGTATAACATCTTTGAGCAGTTAAGCCTTAGAACTCGCAAGCAAGTATATTTAGACTACAACCCCGATACGAGCTTTTGGGTTCACGACAAAATAATACCTATGCCAAACGCTGAGTTAATAATCTCAGACCATAGACATAACCCTTTTTTAAGCGATAAGATAAGGGAGAAGATAGAAGCTTTAAAAGATAAAGACTTAGACTTATGGAAGGTATACGCTCGAGGGCGTACTGGCAAGATAGAAGGGCTTATACTTAAAAAATGGTACGTACTAAACGAAAGCTTTGAGGATAAGAATTTAATTGGATACGGTATCGACTTTGGTTTCACTAACGACCCGACTACATTAGTTGAGGTAAGGCTGCAAGACGGCGAACTATGGGTAAAGGAACTAATCTACGAAACGGGGCTAACCAACAAGGACATAAGCGATAGAATGGAGGCTTTAGGTATAAGCAAAGGGGCTTTAATAGTTGCAGATAGTGCCGAGCCTAAAAGTATCGAGGAGCTTAGGCGTTTACGATGGACTATTGACGGGGTAAAAAAGGGAGCAGACAGTATAATGTTCGGAATTAACTTGCTAAAAGGTTACTCAATTAACGTACATTCGTCAAGTAAAAACTTAATAAAAGAGCTTGAGCAGTATAAATGGAAAGTGGACAGAAACGGAGATAGTCTTAATGTCCCGATAGATGGTTATAATCACGCTATAGATGCTCTCAGGTATTTAATAATGCACAAATTCAGTAAGAAAGGTTATGGAACATATAAAGTTATCTAAAATGACGGTAGGGCAATACCAGCTATTAAACGAGATAGACGGAGAGCTACCCGTAATGGAGCAGAATATCTACGCAGTAGCAGCGATAAAGGATATAACCTACGAGGAAGCAAGTAAGGTTAAGCTAAAAGACTTTGCAGTAATGATAGCAGAGTTAGGAGAGTTCAATATTAAGCAACTGGAGAAGCTAAAAATAAATAGCAGAGTAATACTTAACGGAAGCGTTTACCATATTGAACACAAACCCGAGAAGCTAACGAGCGGTCAGCTATTAGATATAATCAATATTAGAAGCAAGTACCAAGGCGAAGGTGTAAAGGTTATGGATTTACTCTTAGCAGCTATAAGCAAGCCTGAAGGCAAGAACTACGGAGACGATAACCTCAGCTTAAACGAGCGAGCCGCTTTAATAAGAGGTATGGAATTAGACAAGGTATGGAATATCTTTGTTTTTTTTTGGAATCTTTGGAACGACTACTTGAACAATACAGAGGACTCTTTGAGCAAGTGGATGAGGGACACTCTGAAGATGACGCGGGAGATTTTGGGCAACGATGGGGACTCTTTAGCATAATAGACGCTATGGCTAAACTTCATAACATAAGCATAGAGCAGACGACCAAACTCGGAGCGATTGAGTTTTTAAATTGGTGGGCTTATATGGTTGAGAAAGCTAACTACGAGAAGAATGCAAAATAAACTATACGCTAATTTAGATAAGTACTGGCAGACGGTTGTAGATGACTTAGTCCAATCCTTAAAAGACGTAGGTAGGTATGCAAGCGGTAATACTGCTCAGGCGATAGGAGACGGCAACGCTCAACCCGTAGCAATAACCGCAAACGGATTTAAGATTACGATAGCAATGCCTGATTATTACGAGTACTTAGACGAGGGCGTAAGCGGAGCTAAAAACAATACGGGTATATCGAGGTTCAAGTACACAAATAAAATGCCTCCTATAAAAGCTATAAGAAAGTTTATGCTTAATAGAGGTATAAACGCTCCAAGAACAAGTAACACTAAATCAGGTAAACGCCAAGACGCTGAGAAGATACGCAACGGAATAGCCTTTGCAATAGCTCGCAGTATATTTAACAACGGAACAAAGCGAACCGACTTCTATTCTAACGTAATTAACGATAAAAAGCTAATAGCCTTCGAGCAGATGCTACTAACTCAGTATAGCAATTATGTTATCGAGTTAATTAAAATAATTTAATTATATTTGTATCTTCTTAATTATATTAGTGTTTGACATTTTACTAAAGGACTCGGGCTTGTAAACCTTATGAGTCCTTTTTTATTTTAGGGCGTATATAGGTATAATGGCTATTACTATCCAAAACCAACCAAACCAACTACACGTAAGACCAGCCTTTGCTCCTATTGAGTATTTATTAAGCTCAACAAGCACCGCACAACCTGGATTTAAAATAGTTTGTAAAATATCTCTTAATGCAAGCGGAGCGAATACACTTATAAGCACTCAGCAAATAAACGTAAGACCTTCGACTACTCAAGCTATACTCAGCATTCAAGACGTAGTAAAGTCTTTTGCCCCAGTTTATAGCTATATGACTAAGCAAGCGTCTAACGTAAATAACGATACTTTAAACCAATTTAGAGTAACCTTTCAGGAGTATTACAATGGTGCTTTGCAAGGCTCTATTTCTACTTCCGATACAATATACGCTTATAGTGCTTCACCTAAGTACATCCAATTTGCTACAAACGAATGGTTATCTTATTACTTGAGTTCTTTTTTTGCAAATAGAAAGTTTTTAAGTGGATTCGATAATATAATACCAGTAATAAACTCTTTTAAAAGTTCAGACCCTTGGCTAAAGGTAAAAAGTACGCAAAAAGTGCAAGTACAATGGCTGGAAAGGAATGTAACTTTGCCTTTTAAAATGTGGTTTAAAACATTAGACGCTAATTTTAATCAAATTTCTTTAAGTATTTCTGACCTTGGAACTTCGACTGCATCTTACAACGGATTTAACGTAGGAAGACAAGAGGCAAATTCAAGTAGTTGGAATACTCCAATAGTTTGGACTAATGCAAAGTATTATGCAGTAGGCATAGTTGACGATGCTACCAGCGAATTAGCTTCTTATTGTTATCTATACGAGTTAGACGAGTGCGATACTAACTACACGCCTTACGAGCTGCATTGGTTAAACCGTTGGGGCGGGTTCGATAGCTTTGTATTTGATGGCAAGAGCAACCAAACTACTCAGGTAAATAAAACTTTTGCGAAATACTCGCCTGATAGGATAAGCGGAACGAGTTTAAACTACTCTACCTCTGCGCAACGTACGAGAGCATTTAATACGGCTACAAGCGAGATTTATAGTCTTAATAGTAGATTACTCCAAGACTTCGAGGTAAGTGGCTTAGAAGACCTCGTAACGAGTCCCGAAGTTTATTGGAGAAGCGAAGCTGGATTTGTAAGCGTAAACGTAAGCGGCAATACCTACCAGCACGCCAAGAGCGAAAACGGATTAGTGTATAGCCTTGCCTTAGATATGACGATTGATAACTCAGATGAACGTCAATGGTAATAGAGCATATTATAGCGGGCTACTCTATACCGCATAACGAAGGGGCTATACCTCTAACCAAAGAGGCATACGATGTAAACAACCCACAGAAGAGGCTATCGGATTACTCTAAAACTATTACTATACCTGAGGGTAAGTTAGTAAATCAAATATTCGAACACGCTTTCGATGTAAACGTAGATTATCAGACTTTTAATCCTAATTTAAAAACAAGCTATCAGATACTACAAGACGGGGTATTAGCAATTGACGGGTACTGCCAACTATTAGCGATTAAAGACGTAGACGGCTTAGTAACTTACGAGATAGCCGCAACTGGTAAGGTAGGCAACCTATTTGAGAAGATAAAAGATAAGTACTTACAAGACTTAGACCTCTCAGCTTTAGACCATACCTGGAGCCAAGCTAACATAGAGGATAGCTGGACGGCTACAATAGGCGAGGGATACGTTTACCCTATGATTGATATAGGAGGGCGTAGTAGGTATACTATTTGGAAAACTCAAGAATTTAAACCAGCTATTTACTTA